AAAATTATTCATAAATTTATTATTGGGCTTTTGCGGCGCGCCGAGAATCATGATTCTGCAAAGTTAGACGATTTTGAAGCGACCTTATTTGCTCAGCACACAGATCGATTAAATGAAATTGAATTTGGATCAGAAGAATATAAGCAGGAACTGGCCGCGCTACAGCCAGCTTTGGATCATCACTATTCTTTATATTCACATCATCCTCAGCATTATGAAGCAGGCATTAATGCCATGACTTTGACAGATATTTTTGAAATGCTCGCGGATTGGATGGCTAGTTCAGAAAGAACGAAAAATGGCGATATATTTAAATCAATTGAAATTAATGCCGAGCGTTTCAATATTTCTGATCAGCTTAAATCAATTTTAATTAATACTGTGTATGAAATGAAAGGAACCGAATAATGAAGAATGTATATATCTATGTTGATGATATACGAACAGATGATAAATATTACAGATACTTGAATGCAAATATCATCAACGGTATAGATGAAGTAATAATTTGTCGAAGTTTCTCTGAAACTATAAATGCGCTTGAAGATAATAAATTTGAAAATATTATTTTAGATTTGGATCATGATTTAGGCGAAGGCAACGAGAATGAACTAGAGCCAAGTGGCTATGATATTTGTAAATACATAGTAGAAAATCAAATTCCATTAATGTATTTTCATATACATTCATATAATCCTGTTGGCGCTATTAATATGAGACAATTGCTTACACATTATGGATATAAGGAGATTTATTAATGTATGACGTATATTTTACTAGTGATTTGCATTTTTGTCATCAGAGAGATTTTTTATATGTACCGCGCGGTTTTGAGTCGATTGAAGAACATAATGAAACGATCGTAAAGAATTGGAATTCAGTCGTGCGGCCGCAGGACTATGTGTATATCTTAGGCGATGTTATGCTAAATGATGATGATGCTGGTATTAAATTAATAAATCGTCTTAATGGTGCAAAATATCTAATTCGTGGTAATCATGACTCAGAAGATAGACTCTCACGCTATTATACCGAAACAGATTTAATGTCTCCATACGGTGATGTATATCCATGGGCGGCGCCAGTGCACATTGGCAAATGGAGTTTTTATCTCTCTCATTATCCAGTATGTTTTTCTGACTATCGCAGCGCTAAGCAAAGTCGCAAGTGGTGTCTATGCGGGCATAGTCATACAAAAAATAAGTGGCAAAATATTAATACATGCTGTTATCATGTAGAACTTGACTGCCACAATAATACCCCTGTATCAATTGATGAAATTATGACAGACTTGAATTGGTTTAAGTCATTGTCTCCTGAAAAGCAGGAGGAAGTTATAAATGGAAATATTTGATATTTACAACAATTGGATTCTAATCAATGGACCTGAAATTACAGACTATGTTATAAAATGTATGACTGAGCAAGACGTATCAGAAGAAGATTGGGATGATACATACACTAAATTATTTGATAGAGAAGTAGATATTAGATTTGGCGAATATTTGACTTTCTTCGAAAATAGAGTATAATAAATATAGAAAAAAGAGCTCTTGACCAAGAGCTAATCAAAAAAATAAAGGAGATAAATTATGAGTAATAGAAATTTAGTTGATGCACTTAAAAATGTTAGCAATAAGACTACAACCGCAAATGGCGCGACCGCGCTAAAATCTACACTAAATATGGTATACGATATGTTTGCATTTGCTGGCGCTTATCGTGGCCGTTCAGATGAAGAATGCATTACTCTATTTAAAAATGCATATGATCAGGATCCAGAATATGCGCTAAAATGCCTATTCTACAATCGAGATATCCTACAAGGCCAAGGAGAAAGGCGTTTTTTCCGCGTATGTTTAAATTGGTTAGCCAAGTACGACAAGGACGCGGTAATTCGTAACCTAAAATTTATCCCAATCCTAGGCAGATGGGATGATTTATATTGCCTTGTTGGCACGCCAGCGGAAGAAGAGGCATTTAATTTAATTACAAATCAAGTTTATACTGACCTTGAAACCATGGCAGAAAGTGATACTACATGGATTTCTTTGTGCGCAAAATGGCTAAAGTCTGAAAATTCATCTTCTCAGGAGACAAAGAGACTTGCCATTATTACTCGTAATTATCTTAATCTTTCTGCGAGAGAATACCGCAAAATGCTTTCGGCTATGCGCGAACGCATTAAGGTCCTTGAGCGCCTTATGAGCCAGGGCAGATGGGATGAAATTGAATTCGATAAAATTCCATCTCGGGCGGGATTACTATATAAAAATGTCTTCGCAAGGCATGATCTCGTTAAAGAAAGATATGAAAAGTTCATTAAAGATGATACTACTAAAGTAAATGCTAAGGCTCTGTATCCATATGATGTTGTTGAGAAGGCAATTAGTCTTATGGGTTCGGGTTCTTGGAATTGGGGTTGGAATTTCAAAGAAACTATTGCTTTAGATGATACTGAGCGAGTAGCCATAAACAAATATTGGGATAATCTAACTGATTATTTCAATGGCGCGACATTAAACGCAATGGTCGTTTGTGATACCAGCGGCTCTATGCTTGGTGGCGGCGGTTCTACCGCTCCAATAAATATCGCAGTATCTCTTGCAATGTATACAGCAGAACGGGCGAAGGGGCCTTTCGCAAATCATTACATCTCTTTCAGTAGAGACGCTCGCCTAGTACCGATTGAAGGCGTAGACTTCTGTGATAAGGTTGATCGTATTGTATCTTCTAATGTTTGCGAAAATACAAATTTGCAAAGTGTATTTGATCTACTTATTAATACAATAAATGCTTATCATCTCACAGAAGAAGATATGCCTAAAACGCTAATCATTTGCTCAGATATGCAAATTGATCCCGCGCGCGATAGTTGGAGCTATGGCGGTTATGATTCTATTAATGCCAACTTCTCAGAAACATCATTAAAGAAAATTCGCCAAGACTGGACGAAGCGTACTAGTTTGCCTTTCCCAGAAATTATTTATTGGAATGTGAATGCATCTAATAATACTATTCTTGACGATAATAAAACTGGTGTAACCTATGTTAGCGGCGCCAGCCCAGTACTATTTCAGCAGATCCTTGAAGGTGTAAGCGGAATTGAACTGATGATGAGAAAGTTGGATAGTGAGCGGTATAGTAAAATCAAATAATTGACTTTTCCTCAAAATTATACTATAATATATATAGTAAAGGGGAAAGGAAGAAATATTATGAATTATCTCGATGATTTTATTATCGGCCCGCAGAGCGATGAGTGTATCCCTGAGTGGTATGATGAAGAAATTATTTTAGATGATATGGAATAAATTTTTAGGGACTCACAGCAATATTTTAACAAGATTTTTAGGCTGATGATAAAAATTATTAGTCCCTAGTTTTAAATTAGCACAATTGGAGAAAATTATGCATCGATTTATCAGAATGATTTTACGATTTGTTATTCGGCATAACCATATTGAGCATGTACTTAGCCAATGGAAATGGTACAAGCACTTGTGCTATGAAGAAGCGCAAGCCGTGATTGGTAATAGATCGTGGAAGTAATTAGGAGTTTAATAAGATGAGCGAATTGAAGAAGCCTCCGCTTGGTTTAGAGCCGAGATGGATTCATGATTCAAAACGAGCAAAGAATATACTGGATGCAATCGAACGGTACACAGATGCGAATATGTCGATTCCTAAAAAGTGGGTTGAAGAATTAAAAGATTTGTTCAACGCTTACTTCAGGAAATAAAGGCACTTAAATAACCAAAAAGGATGAAGGGAATATGACTGGGAGAGAATTGATTGAGTGGATACAGGCACACAAGGCCGAAGACTATGAAATTGTGGTGATCCGTGAAGCCGGGGAAAAAGATTTTCTCTGTGCCGGAATTGATGAACCGGACGAGAAGAACAAGGAAATAGTGATTTAACTAACATTTTAACAGAGTGATATAAATGCTTCTTGGTATTAGTATTCATTGGTATGAAATGCCATGTTCATATACAACTGCTATTAATATAATTCCACAAAATATGTGGTTTATTATCAAAAATGGTTATTCACTATCTCTAAATAAGAGGTGGGAGTATGTATCATCATATAAGAAGTTGGAGACGCCATATCAATTGGATAAAAGCAATAAGAAAACGTCGAATTGATAGAGCCATATTTCCTAGTTTTAGTAAAGATTTATACGACAATTTGCATCAGTATAGTAAGAATAAAATACATTGCAGCTGCGGCATGTGTAGATCAAAATCTAAAAACAAAGGTAAACATAGAAAAATTTCTAGAAATTATGCGCCGTCAATAAATTTAACAATGAGAGATTTGCGGCGCCAGCAGTCTATGGATGATAGTGAATTTGATTATTATAATTTTTAATGCATAGGCACATACAGCAACAATTTATAACATTTTTGGAAAAATATATTTGCTTATTTATCAAAAAATGCAGTGCCTAGTTTAAATCAGAGCCAGCAATTACTGGCTCTTTTGTTATTAGGAGATAGATATGGAAAAATTAACTTTTAAAAAAATTTTTGGCCATTTACATACAATAATAATACATAGAAAATGGGTACGTCATTTTTGCAACTTGGCAGGCATCCATTGGCGCGGCATTAAGCATGATTTATCAAAATATTCTCCAATTGAATTTTTGGAGTCGGCCCGCTATTGGACAGGTACAGGATCACCAATAGTTGAAATAAAGAAAGCCAATGGCATATCTTATGCTTGGTTACATCATAAAGGTCATAACTCTCATCATTATGAGTATTGGATGGACAATTTTGACGATGGCGGAAGAGCGCGAATTATGCCACAAGATGATTTTGTTGAATTAGTATGCGATTATCTTGGCGCCGCACATGCCTATCAAGGAGATAATTTTACCTATGCTTCTGAATTAGCATGGTGGAAAAAAAGAAGACAAAAATGTGCAATGAATGAATTGAATAAAAGAATGCTAGACATTATTTTTACAACCTTCCATGATATGGAGATGCAGGATGAAACTTTTGGTATTTATGACGAAAAGAATGTCGATAAATTAATTAAAAGTGGTTTCATTCAACAAATTTATAATAAAGTTTCTTAATTTTTTCTTGACTAGGAATAGAAATTCTGTTATAATGAATTTAGAAAAGGGCACAAAATCCACAATTTTGTGGATTGGTTAAATACCTTATATATGGAGCAAACAAATGAATGTGAAAGAACAATTTGAAAAAATTATTAAAAAAGGAGTTTCTGTATCTTCAATCGCAAGAGCGATTGGTTGTCATCCATCTACTCTTTCTAAATGGTATCATGGGCATACAGAAATTTCTGAAAAACTATGTAATAAATTAAAAGAGTATATCGAGGTGTTTAACAGTGAGTAAAGCAGTTGATTTAACAGGTAAACAATTCGGAGAATTAACTGTTCTATATAAAGATATAGAATATAGTGATAAAAAAGTTGCCGAAGGAAAACAACGTTATATTTATTGGAAATGCAAATGTAGCTGTGGAAAATATGTAGATGTTATTTCTAAAAATTTAATTAAAGGAAATACTCAAAGTTGTGGCCATCTTAGGTCTCAAAAAATTAAAGAGCATAATTTAATTAATAAAAAACAAGATTTAGTTGGTAAAAAATTTGGGAAACTTACAGCCATTCAACAAACAGATGAAAAAAGTTCTCGTGGTTATTATATGTGGCTATGTGAATGTGAATGTGGAAATAAAAATGTTTTAATCCCACGTAATGATCTTATATCTGGACATAGTAAAAGTTGTGGGTGTGGAAAACTACATATTAAAGATATTACTAATCAAAGATTCGGTAAACTAATAGCAATATCTAGGACAGATAAATCAACTAGTGGAGAAGGATATTATTGGACATGCGAATGTGATTGTGGAAATATAATAGAAGTTCCAGTTTCTAGTTTAACATCTGGAGAGACAAAAAGTTGCGGTTGTATAAGCATGTCCGCGGGAGAGGAAAGAGTAGAAAAAATATTAAAAGATAATAATATTCCATTTGAAAAACAAAAAACTTTTGATACTTGTCGTTCCCCTATAAATAATTATTTATTAAGATTTGATTTTTATGTAAATAATAATTTTATATTAGAATTTGACGGGCAGCAGCATTATTTTTCCACAAATAATTGGTGGAACACTCAGGAGCATTTGCAAAAAGTTAAATTTTATGATACTTATAAAAATCAATGGTGCAAGAATAATAATATAAAAATAAAAAGAATACCATATTGGGAATTAAATAATTTTACTTTTGAAGATATTATGTCAGATAAATATTTGATTTAAAATAAAAATTCTGTTATAATATATATAAAGAAAAGGAAAGGATTGTGAGAAGAATGCCTACCGCCAAGAGCTATGAAAATTGTGAAATTGTTTCCGATGTCTTCGAGCATGAAGGTAAAAAATGGGTTAATATTAAAAAGCTCTGCGACAGGTGTTCAGGCTCAGGGCACTATTCTTACAATCAACTCGATGGTACTATGTGCTATGGTTGCCGAGGTAAAGGATATAATATTCAATCAGTAAGATGGTATACTGAAAGCCAGCGTGCCGCCATGGATAAAGCCGCAGAAAAGCGCGCAGAGAAGCGAGCCGCCATTCAGGCTGAAAGAGCGGCCGCGCGCATCAATTCTCGTCATGCCTTTGGTTTCGATGAAGCAGGATATATCACTATTTATAAAGGTGATAGTAACGTATTGAAGACATGGCTGTACGATCATCGAAATGAGGAGACAGGCTATCTTGCCGCTCGTTTCAATATGATTTTCAAATGGTACACTCCTTCTAAAATGGAAGTCCCTACAAATCTCCCAGAAGGAATCACTCCTATTCGTCTGAATTGGGATGATGTAAAAATTAATGATATTGAAATGAAGCCAAATGAAGAAGTAACTAAGTATGTTGATTCTCTCCTTGAAGATCCTTCGACTAGCGAATTCCAGGGTGAAATTGGAACGTGGCTTGAGTTGCCGCTTACGGTTAAGAAGCGTATTGATCTTGATGGACAGTACGGTACAAGTCATATGCATATTATGGAAGACGCCAATAAAAATGTATACGTTTGGACTACTGGTTCTAAGAGCCTGAATCCTGATGAAACGTATAATATGAAGGTAAAAGTTAAGGAACATAAAGAATATAAAAATGTAAAGCAGACAATCGTTTGGTATTGTAAGGTTAAATAAGGAGAAATAAAATGACGTTATGGTTTGAGAATAACAAAGGGGAATGGCGCCCTATTGCGGAATGCGCCGAAAAAATGGACGCTATTATCGCAATTCATCAATTCATTGATAAGTGTAATGAGAATAAGCCGGAAGATGAAAAATTCGTTTCTTATTATACAAGAATATTAGAATCAGATGATTTTATTCACTATGACGTTGGTTCTCATACTGAATTTTTTCATCTACAGATAGATTCTAATGCTAAAATTCCCAAGATATCTATGGAGGAATAATGGATATGTATCTAGCTTCTCAAGCACATAATATGTATGAAAATCGTTGGCGGCACAAGGAAGATAAATTTTATGCAAAAATGGTTAAACGTATTGCGCGTAAAATGGATTTTAATGTGCGCTGTATGCATAATTCAATGATAATGGAAGTCGCAATTAAATATCAGTTTCAGCGAGATATTCTACAGTCCATTTGTGATGAATATATTCGTATTGGCTATGAGGCAATAGTACAGGATATTAAAGATAGCGACAGCGTGCGAGTAAAAATTTGCTGGTAAATATTTGATATTTTTTGGAAATTATAATATAATTATTATGTAAGAAAGAGAGAAAGGATGATTTAAATGGCATATTGCGGATATGTAGTAAAAGTTGAACATCTGCGTAAGCATACCAATGCGGATCGTCTGCAAATTGCTACCTTCTTCGGTAATGATACAATTGTAAGCCTGGATACTAAAGTCGGTGATATGGGAATTTATTTTCCTGTTGATGGTCAGCTGTCTGAACGCTTTTGCGCAGTAAATGATCTTGTACGCCGCAAGGATGAGAATGGTAAACAGGTTGGTGGATATCTCGATCCCGATAAGCGTAATATCAAGGCTTTGAAGCTTCGTGGTGAGAAGTCTGATGGACTTTATCTGCCTATTACTTGTATGGCTGACTTTTGCGCAATTTCTGATTTGAAGGTTAGAGACACCATTGACGTAGTTAATGGTGAACTGATCTGTCAGAAGTATATCCCTCGTGCTAGCGATCCTAGCAAGGCTCGTGGCGCACGAGTTGGTAAGAAGATGAAGAAGAACATCGCTCCTACTTTCTATGAGCATGTTGATACTGCTCAGTTGGCTTACAACCTTAATGCATTTAAGCCTGGCGATATTGTCCAACTGACCTTGAAGATGCATGGCACTTCTGGCCGCACTGGTTATCTTCCTCTGATTCATACTAAGCGCACTTGGTTTGATAAGCTTTTCCATCGTCCCGGTAAGGACTATAAGGAATATGGCTATATTACTGGTACTCGTCGGGTAGTGCTTGATGGCGTGCGCAAAGGTGGCTTCTATGAGTCTGATGACTTCCGTCATGCAATGGCCGCTAAGTTTGAAGGTAAGCTTCATCGCGGCGAAGTTGTATATTACGAAATCGTTGGATTTCAGGGGCCTGGCGGCACTCCTATCATGAGTCAGGTTCAGAACTCTAAGGTAAAAGATTCTGAATTCACTAAGCAATATGGCGCAGTTACTACTTTCTCTTATGGCTGCGAACAGGATGGCGGCTATGTAGCTAAGAATATCTTGGATGAAGGCGTTGAATTTAATAAGGCGCCTTGCTGTGAAGTGTATGTCTATCGTATAACCATGGTCAACGAAGATGGTGATGTGGTAGAATATTCTCCTGCGCAGATTAAAGAGCGCTGTGAACAGATGGGCATTCATACTGTTATGGAATTTGAAACCTTTGTAATTCCTAACGATGTAAATGCTGGCGAATATGTGGTTCGTAAGGTAGAACAGTATTTCGATGGTCCTGACCCTATCGGCAAGACCCATGTGCGTGAAGGTGTTGTTGCACGTATCCTGAACCGTTCTAACTTCGCAGTTTATAAGCACAAGAACTTCTCTTTCAAGGTGCTTGAGGGCATTGCTAAAGATGAAGCCACTGCCCCTGATATTGAAGAGGCGCAAGAATCAATGATTGAAACAAATTAATAAATTATTGTTACAAAATATATAGTTTTTCTTATTGATTTAATACTTATAAAATGTGGCGAAAGCCACAATATGCCCCGGTAACAGAATTGGCATATGTACCGGACTCAAAATCCGGGTTTTGAGGGTTCGACTCCCTCTCGGGGCACGATGCTGGCTGATAGGGGCCAGTAAGACGGAGTCATGACCGTCATTCCTATCCGGACAAGTTTGGCACCGTTTATAACGTTATGAGAAAATGGTGCGCACATGTGCCAGTATCCAAGTAAGTAAGGAGCCAGCCCAGTAAGTCTGGTGCCGTACCATATAGTATGACGTCTCTATATGGGGAGCCTAGCGCGCGGAGGTAAGGCGTTGAGAGTGCAATTCTCGTCCTGGCGCACCAAATAGCGGCTAGTCTTTTCGGAGACTAGGAAGTATGAAAACCACTTCCGCCGAGCTGTCGGTAGAAGCAAACACTCATGCGTGAGTAAAGGCAAACAGCTATCATATGGAACTAATCTATCCTGAGTTCCTGCGGTTCAAGGATAGGGCTGCGGCAGCCTAAACGCCGCATAACATATGGAGAACGTAGCTCATTGGTAGAGCGCAGCGGGGTTTCCGTGGGTCATTCGAAGGATAGGCTCCTACCCAAGTTCGGAAAGCGAGATGCCACGAATGAAGTGGCACCCTATGGCTGGTCAGTAGCAGGTTCGAATCTTGTCGTTCTTCGTCATATGCCCGTTTAGCTCAGTTGGTAGAGTTTACGGTCGGCGGTTCAAGTCCGTCAGCGGGTACCAAGCCAATGTAGCTACCGATAAGGAGAAATCGAATTAGAAAAGGCTTCGGAGATATTCCGCAGGTTAAGCTCCAGAAATCAAACCTGTTGTCTGCCTTCTATAACCGTTGCTACGCGGGAAAGGAAGGACGCCCTTTAAAGTTGTTTGCGGTAGTCGAATAACCTTCGCCAAGGCGAAGTAAAATAGCCTTGGGAACCTTCCACTAGTTTAATTGGATAAAATTCGCCTACGAAGCGAAAGATGTAAAGGTTCAAGTCCTTTGTGGAAGATTTAAATGACAATAGATTACCACTTGCATGTGCACTATGCAGGAACGGAGTGTGAGTCACGCCCGCGGGGCGTCTGGGTTAAAAATGTAGCGCCAGATAGGTAGGAGTTGATCGCCCTATAAGGCTCACTAAGTCATTTATTTATGCTCCTGTAGCTCAGTTGGAAGAGCACGTGACTTGGGGCTTGTTAGACTTTACGGGAGGGCAGCACTCCTGGGCTCCACCATTAATCACGGTGTCGTGGGTTCGATTCCC